CAAAATGAACCCCACTCACCACGATTCTATTGTAAAGATCACGAACGCGTTTTCCTATAGTCAAGTTGGAGCCGGGGCCGATACCTTTTGCAGTGAATATATTGATTACGACGACGCCAGTAACGCTGTTGTCTGATCCAGAGGTGCCACCCATAGTCAGAAAGGAGTTGGCCCCAAACGACATGAGACATTGCACCCAGGTGCCGTTATTTGGCGGCGTGCTGGGCATATTATGAAAGACCACTGGTATGGCCGGAGATTCTGCCAGCTCCGTAGCCAATCGGCCTTCGATAGTAGACCGGACAGTGTTGAGATTGATAGCTGCCATCAGTCTTTCCTGCCCAAATCATCAGCCAGTTGCCTGGCTCTTCTGGTCATCTCTTTTGAGATTAGATCCACCCAGCCGGCAGGTGCCTGCTTTGAATGACCATTGGCCAAGGATTCTGCGTATGGCAGCGTGTTGTGGATGTGGTAGTTGTTGCCGAATTCTTCGGTGCCTGCGATGTAGTTGCCACCTTTTGGCGGGCCAGCCTGATGTTTGCCAGGTCCTACATCTGTCGAGCTTTGGGTGCCATTTTCGCCAATCACCCAGCTTGCCCTGAAGCGGCCCGTGTCTACCGGGCTTTCTTTTTTGAGCCGGCCGTCGGTCTCTAAGACGACAACCCGCATGAGCTGGTCGAGCTTGTCCTCGGCAAAATCTCCGATCTGGTCGATCCGGATTTGCTTGGCCATCCTATTTCCTCAAAAACAGGTCATAGGATATGGCGGTGTTGCCTTGCTCGTTGACGTTGATTTTGACGATTTGATAGACCACACTGCTGATCACGACGCGATCTGTCACCGTTGGTGCGTTTGTAAGGGCCGATGCGGCAATTGTCAGCTTCTGGTCGGTCTCGTGGACAAGCTCGTTGATCTCCATCTTTTGCACCGCATCAAGCACGCCTTTGATGCTGGTATCGGATTCCGTTTCCGAGATCGCCCCTGTACTCGTGTTGTAGCTACCCGTGGTCACTCGCCGGTAGGTCACATCGCCGCCCAACTTGTTGACGATCTTGTTCGCGACTTTGCGTAGCGAGCTCGATAGTGCCATCAGAGCTTGTAGGCAACGACTGTGCCGCTAGTTAGGGTGACGCTGGTGAAGACGCCACACATCTCGCAGCTTGCTTTCAGGGGGATAGCTGACAGAGTGTTGCCGGTGTAATCCGAAGCAACCAGGGTTGCGATCACCGAATCCTCTAATGCAACGACCTTCGCAAAGCGCCCAGCGTGCGCCGCAGTATCGTCGATGAATTCAGCACCAGGGTATGTGTAACCCATAGTCAGCTCCGTTTGATTGCAAAATTGCCCGGTCCACTGATTCTAAGGCCGGTAAGATACCGCTCTACGATCGGTGGGATGCGATCGGCACCTGTTGCCATGCCACTAGCGCCCGCCGGTGTCACGCTGATATTACCGATGCTCACGGCTTTGTAATCTTCAAGCCCGCTCAGGCCGATGCCGTCTTTGTTGTTGTTTAGATATACGGCCAGGATAACTTGAGCCTTTCGAATCTGGTCTGGGATCTCAGTATCTGTGAAGTAGTCCGTAGTGATTCGAAATGGAAAACCAACCGCGTAGGTATTGATATAGGTATCCGGCTTGCGAACGCCCGTACGCGGCCACTGGAGCGCCTGGGTGTCCGTAGCGCGTGCGCCCAGGAATCTTTCGCGGTCCAGTCGCTGTGTGGCTGTATAGAGCGCCCGATTCTTTTGATCATCGGTTGCAGAAGCCCAGGCAGTGACATCATCGTCCTGTACAAGGCCCTCAACAATATCATTAGCATCACTCAGCGTGATGTATGAATTGGCACCGGCGTCACCAGCTGTTGCATCAATCGTGATCGCCATCTACAGGCTCCTTTTTGGGCTTGGCCACCCGTGCCCTCTTGGGCCTGGGCTTGGATGCTTTTTCAAGTTTAGGCTCGGGCTCTGCCATAGAAAAAGAGGCCCCAGCTTGCGCCAGAGCCTCCGATTCTCGCAGTCGCCGGAAGGCGAACAGACCCATGATCAGGAGGCAGCAGCCTTGATCACGGCGTAGTTCAGCACCAGGGCTTCACCTGCGGTGGAGCCCACGTTGCTCAGGGTCACATCAAAGGAACCCGCGGCAACGGCGCTGATGCTCACGATGTAGGTGCCGGTAGAGGCGCCAGATTGCAGCGAAATTGCTACAACATCGGTAGCAGCCACTTTGTCATTGGTAACGGTGAAGGTAACTTCAGAGCCGCCTGACAAAGAGGCGTCGTCAGTAGTGATCTGACCAGCAGCCTGGTTCAGGGTCACGCCGGTAGCCTTGCTGGTCGCTTGGGTCACGGCGCCACCAGTGGTGTAGCCGAGAGCCTTGCCAGCTCCGATTTCAAAAAGGGATGCCATTAGGGGTTACCTCCGATTAGTCCATGTTGGAAACGTTGGTAGCCCGCACGATACCAAGGTTTTTGGTCTCGTAAACCTTCGACCAGTTGCCGACGGTCTCCAGGACGGCACGTGTGGGATTCACGGTGCTGGAGGTGTAACGGCTACCCACGGGGTGATAGACGTAGTGCAGGTCGATGGACATAGCGTCGGACTTCGCGAGGATATCGCGGTCCTGCTCAACTTGCATCGACAGTTGCTCGCCAGAAGCCACAGCACCTTCAGTGAAGAAGTAAGTGGCGTATTCAGTCGAAGAGCCGCTACCTGCGGTCTGCACGTCGTCAGAGACGATCACACGCAGGCCCATGAAGGTAGGAACGCTGGGGCTGCCAAAGGAGCCTGCGGTCGAACCTTGGGTGGCGCCGGTGTCAGCTGCACCGGTGTTGTCGTAGATGAAATCGATCGCCCGGCGCTCGATCAAATCGTAGTACACCGCAGAGTGGATACACATTGCAGTGAGCTTGTCGCCCTGATCGCCAAGCTTGTTGCGAGCCTGAGCCACGTGACGGGGGCTGAGCACGGTAGGTGTGTCACCGGACTCGCCGTCGATGGTCAGATCGAAGAAGGCGGCAGAGCTGCTGGTGCTGTTGATGGAGCCAAAAACACCGCCCAGACAGGACAGAAGGTCCTTCTGGCGTTGGTTGGCCACATAATCAGCAACTTTGGCACCGATCGCGGCCATCGGATCGCTGCCAGCTGCCAGGGCAGCCAGGTCGCGAGATTCGAAGGCGCGGCCACGGTGGAGGATCACGCCGGTCTGACGATCAGCAGTGATCTTACCAGGAGTCAGAGAAGAGCTGTCAGATAGCACTTCAAAGTCACCCGACAGGTTGGCCTTGAAGAAGGGTACGTTGATGAAATCACCGCCCTCGGTGGCATTCAGCTCAGCCATCGGCTGCACCACACCGCTTGCCAAAAAGGCATCACGCTGGGTGGTTTGCTCGATGACGTACGGCGTAAATACCTCGGGGACGATAATGTCAGAGCGAAGAGTCGCCATGACTGTTCCTCGAAATTGGTTTACGGTGTGGGCGTAACCCAGAGCGGCTCGGCGTAGCTTTGCACGCTATACGGCCTCATCTTAGACGGATTTGGCCGCGGCTTTCAATCTATCATACATTTCGCGATCGGTCCGAAATAATCGAGACTGCTCAGTGAGGTTATAAGACTCGCGAGCGAATGGATTTTTCATGCCCACAGGGGCATCGCTCGAAGCACCACGGCTAGCCACAGGTGCGCCGCTGCCCTGGGGCTTGGGCTGCTTCTGCATCCAGCTCGGCAGAGTCTTTGCCCATTCGGCTACGGGCGTGCGCTGATAGCCATCCACAACCACCACTGTGCCGTCCTGCTCGCGCTCGATCTTGTCTGCCGACAATTTTGTCTTCAGGATCAAGTCGGGATCATGTACGACATCAGCGAGAGCAGAAATCGCAGGGCTGACAAGCTCCAGCTCGCGCACGCGTGCCTCGAGTTCCTCGATCCGCCGATCTTTCTCGTTGGTGATTTCTCGGAACTGCTGCTCGAGAGCCTGTTTGGCTTCGTTGTACTTGCCCAGCGTTTCGAGCTCTTCCTGCTCTTTGCGCTTTTTGAACTCGATCAGCTCGTTAACGTCCACGCCTTCCGGCACGCTGCTGACTTTGGACTTTGCGTCCTTCAGCTTGCCGATCAGCTCGTGATTTTTGCGCTCGAGTGCTTCAACGCTCCGCTTTAAGGCGTCGAGCTCTTCCGGACTCTGCGTAACAGATTCCTGAATGTTGTCTTCAGACATGAATGACCCGTAGGGCTATTTCAGATGCATCTTAATCGCTCACTTTTTGCGCTTTTTGGCCGTCTTGGCCGCTTCTTTAAAGTCCCTATCACTTGGCCCCTTCTTCGAATCCGCGCTACGCATGCGCTCTTTGCTGCCAGCCTTTATGCGCTTGCGCTTGGCGTTGATATTAGCGTACAGACCGCGCTTGGCCTTGGGTTTACGAGAAGCCATATGCGCGTTTGAGCTCTTCCAATCCTACTTCGCTTCCGTCCTCTCGGACCATGCGCACCAAGGCATCTCGAGAGCCAAACTTGTTGGCCAGCTTGCGGAAGTATTGAGCCCGCCGCTCACTCCCAAATACCTCAGCCTGATAAGCTTGGGTCTGGCCTTTCAGCCAGCGACCATAATCCAAACTACCTTTAACCGGGCCTTCTGCGCTCGCCCTCTTGGTCAAGCCTGCGCCGGCTTCTGGTGGTGGAATACCCAGGCCCTCATAGTCGATTACAGGGATCATCGTGCTGCGGCAGTTGAAATGTACTGGCGGTTGCGGTCCCTTGCCATACTCAAATTCCTGACCATCCAGGCTGCGGCAGATCGCAGAGGTGCGGCTATCCAGCGTCGCCACATATTGATATTTCTTGGTGATGTCCGGGTTGGCCAGATAGACCTGCTGACTAGCTGCATTGGACACCTGCTGGACAGATGTCCGGACCAGCGTCAACACCTGATGATCGGCAATCTTCGTTAGCTCGCCACCGGCCAATGCCTGCTGCCTAGCGGTGCGGCCAAGCTGTCCAAAGTCCAGCCGGCCCACGAGTCGGCGTGCGATTTGCGGCGTCGGCTCGCCTGTCAACACACCTGTACGCACAATCGCGTTGAACTTCTGTGCCTGCGATTCAGCAAGACCCCGAAATGCTTTGGCGATGATTTCGCCATTGGGCAAGGTGATAGCGCTGCCTTTTGCTGCAGTGAGATTTAGAGCTGCCGCAGACGGTAACTGACCTGGGACGACGGAGAGTACTCTGGCATCGCTCAGAGGCACTACCACATTGGCGTCTGTAGGGTCGATGCTCGCTACAGATGCCGCGAAATTGGGCGAGACTTGTACGGTGTTGACTCGCGCCAAGGCATCAATCTGTGACGGCAACAGCTCACGGCCATCAACGATGCCACCGCGTAGTGCCAGTCGGATCTGCTCCTCTGCAAATGCCGATTGCAACTCAGCGAGGCCTTGAAGCTCACTCGAGGCATAAGCCGTGCTGCGGCCCGCCCAGGCTTCTAAGGACTCTTTGAGCTGGGCCAGGATTACGCGCAAGCGCTGTGCCTGCACGGCCGACGGCGCCACGATCCCGGCACCTGCTGTAGCCTCGCCCAGATCAATCGACTTGAGATCTGCTACGGCGCTCAGGATGATGCTGTTGTAATCGCGCACAATCTGGCGAGCCACGCCATTGCTGAACCTGTTTAGGTCGATGGCGTTGCGATAGATGTTGGCCACCGGGTCTTGCCGGTTGATCCGACGTTTGAACCGGTTGACGTTCAGCAGCCGTGGCGTAACTCCAGATTGCATTATTCGAGCCCCATATCCTTTGGCGACATGTCGCTAATCACAGCCACGTCAGCCCCATTCTGAATGGCAGATGAAACCACGCAGGTCAGAGCATCGTAACCCTCGTCGGTGATGTCGATGATCTGGAACTCATCGATTTCACAGGGCGCTCCATCTTTGTACCAACTCAACCTCACGACCGCCAGCACGTCTTCTGGCATTGTGCGTTGGGACACCGCCAGCACCTGCTTCCTAGAAGATGCCGAATCGCCTGGATCAGACAAGTCGTAAAGGTGGTCGGTCATCACTCCTCGGGCATGGGCATGTCCTCATCAGTCATTTCGGGTGTCTGGTCGGCGCCGCCTTCCATCTGGATCAGACCGCCCATCTGTGTAGCTTCGAGCTCTTCTTCCATGTCGAAGTCATCGCCCAGGACTTCACCTGCAGCAAGCTGCTCGAGCAATGTCTTCTGTGAAATCGTGCCTGCGGTGTAGAGCTGCAACAGGGCGAGCTGCTCTGCAGGCTCGAGGCGTGCGCCGATGAAGTCGCGGTTCACGTAGCTGCTACCGATGTCCGACACGCCCAGATAGGCGGCATGAAATTGCAAGCAGTTATCGATCAGATCCTGCACCTGCTGCGCGATCACCATCATGGTGGAGTCGCCCTGACTGCGGTCGATTTGCTTAGCCTCTGCTGTTTCAGCGCTGAGCTTCTGACCCAAGACAGCGCTTAAGCCAAGCTCATTGATCTGGCGGCCCAGCTGCTCAAGGCGCTTGAATTGAGCGTCGAAGCTCTTGCCCTCGGGCTCGATGTATTCGGCCCGGCCTTCAGCGGGAAACGCAATAGCCTCACCTGGCCCGGCCGAGACTTCTTCGGCACTCGATGGAAAACCATAAAAGGCCAACATCGGCACGGCTGAGATGTGGAGCTGGTTATCTAGGTCAGACTGGACCTGATAAGTCTTGAGATTGAGCTCCGCAATATCCTCGAGCGGCGGTCGTGATTCGAGCAGCCCAACTCGATTGGAGTAGGCGATGGCAAATGGAATTTCAGGCAGGTTGGTATCGCCCTCATCGGTTTTGATCCATTCAGAGTCGTCGTCGCGGCGGTAGAGCGAATAGCGGCCGGGTTCTAGGACCCGTATCTGCTCGACGCGCTTCTCACCAAACTCACCATCGGGTAACACGATGCGCTCCATCAAGCGAAGCTGGGTAAGCCGCACAGCACCATTGGCGATCTCAGAACGCCAGCCCAGGATGTCGCGTGGGGTGTAGGTTACCCAGTACGGACGGCCCTCGCCTTCGGCAGGTGCATCGACCAGCACGCCGACGTGCCCATAGCGGACCAGCTTTCGCGTGATTTCGTAGGTCCAGACGTTCAGATCATGCCCCTGCAGATCGACGTTAAATAGCTGCTCGCGGATATCGTCGTTGACGTCATCCAGCCGGACAGGCTTGCGGGTCAACATGCCGGCCAACATGCGCTCTAGGCGCTGATAGTACGGCGGGCATACGCTACGACTCAAACGATTATCATATGAATCGTCCTGCTCTCTGGGTTCTTGCGGCAAATAGCGGCGGTGCTTTTTGCGCATACCATAGGTGCCTTCGAGCAGGTCCTCGATCAGGATCCAGTGGGGCTCCATATTTGCCCAGGCACTGTTATGGTCATTGACCTTGGCCACCCGGCTAGTCACGGTGCGGTCGTAGTGCCTAAACCCGGTGTAGGTCATTCGCGCTGCTGCTCTTAAAAAGATTCTACGCAGCATTAGTAAAGCCTGATTCCAGTGCTGCGGCCTGCGTTGGCGTGCAGTGGGTTGAACCCACG